TGGCTGCTAAAGAATGGGAAGCAACACATGTTATGTTCATAGACAGTGACATAGAATTTTCTCCTCATCACGTGATTAATTTATTGGACTTTGATGAATTAATTGTGGGCGCCGCGTATAGTAAAAGAGTAGAGCCGCTTATAACCACAGCATGGCATAAGATAGATGATTGGAATTCTCATGTCAATGTTATGGAACAAACCGACAGCCATATACAAGTAGAATGTTTGGCTTTGGGGTTTTGTCTAATAGAAATATCAGTATTTGAAAAGTTAAATCTTCCGTGGTTTATATTAGGCTATAATAAAACTGTAAATCAATATACTGGCGAGGATATTGAATTTTTTAGACAATGTAATGACGCAGATATTCCTATATGGTTGGATATTGCCACAACCTGTGAGTTAGGACATCTAGGAACTAAATCATTTAAAGTCGCTGCCGGAATTGAAATAATCCCTGCCACTTAGTACGCCATCTTGTTAATTTAAGCACATTAGATTCAGCTGATACAATATTTTCTTTGTCTACAAAATATCTTTGTATAGTTAGATCTTTTTCAGTGTCATCTATCAAAATGTTCAACGTATTATCATTTTCAGATAATAATAATTTTATCATAGGATGATCTGTTTCTTCTAAGTTTAATAAATGTTGTGTTTGAAGATACCATCTTTCAACATAACTTATCTCTGGTTTAAATAATGCATTAAGTAATGGATTGTTCAATCTGACATCCCAGCAATAATATAAGTCCAGTGATCTTGCAACTTTAAGAGGTTTTTCTTTTTTAGGAAATGGTATTATTTTTGCCATTCTTTTTATCCACCCAATTGTAAAAATTCTTAAGTTTTTCTTTTAATCTTTTTGAATTCAACATCTGCTTGGTCTTAGGATGTATAGGGTTGGGCAAGCAATCAATGTTGGTCCATGCGTAGCCTATATTCTCTTCATTTAATTCAGGTATAAATTCTTTACTGACCAATGCAATATATGTTTCATATATAAAATCTTTACTACGACTTTGATAGCTGTGTAATGGTATTATTTTTTTAATTTTTGTTAATTGTAATTCTTCTTGCAATTCTCTTTTTAATGCATCTAAAAGATTTTCGTCAGATTCTACTTTGCCCCCGGCGAATGTCCATGTATAAGGATGGCTCTCGCTGGAACTTCTCAATACTGTCATGACTTTGTTAGTTTGTTCACTGAGAATAATAGCACCCACGCCTCTAAATTGTTTCACAAATATAATCTCCAGAACCCGTTTTGATATGTTCCCTCTACAGCACTAATCCATTGTTGATTGCGCCATTCATATGTTAAACTAGTTGCAGTATTTAACACCACGGCATTAGAATTGCTGGTACTATCAAATGATACTGTCCATGCACTGCCGTTGTATTGTATAATATCATTGGCATTGGCCATTACAGTGCCCCAATAAGGATTATTAGGAACATTTTCTAATATTAGATATCTCTGTCCAGTCGCTGCCGCTGGCAGATTCTTACCAGGTCCACTTTTCGTAGGATTAATTATAGCATTAATTGCAGGCTCGGTTGAAGCAGGCAAACTATCATTGTCTATGGTAATGTAAGCAACATTTAATTTGTCGTCATTTATATCTAAACTATCTATACTAGCAATGATATCTGAATTAGGGTTACTGGGATCCATACCACGACGTAATCTCAGATTACTAATGCCTGGTTTTAATTCTCCAAAAGGTTCAAGTACAGTGGCCCAACTTAACAATGCTCCATTTTCATCGAGGCCGCTGCCAGATTTATTAAGTATGATAGCTTGATCACCTGCAATTTGTAGTTGTAATTTTAAATTTTCAAAAGTAACAACTACCCATTCTTTACTAGGTAATGGATCACTGATATTCCAATCTAATACATTGTCATCTTGTTTCTTTTTAATTTCAGTGAGAATTGTATGAATAAGCGTTTGTCTTTTAACTTTGGCCGGCGGGTTAATTAATATAGGCATGGTAAAGTTCAAAGCGGCCACATCAATAATATCATCTGTGCCTTGGGGAACTTGTCTAATACTCCACACTACGTTGACCAATTCGGTATAAGTTAAATTACTCCAATCAAATTGATTGTCATTGGTTTTTAAATTAATACTGGGATTAAATAGTACCAATAGCTGTTCCATTAATTGTAATTTTTGATCAGTATTACTAGTCCATATGTCAACTTGCACAGTCAAATCATATGGCACAGGCATGTAGCGTTCAATTGTATAAGTATTACCAACTTCACCATCAACATATTGTCCAGTGATATTATTAAACTTTTTTTCATAGACACGCTGGGTATCAACATGTGTGGGATTTGTTCTACGTTCAGTACTGATTTGTAAATCAGTTACATAACAACTTATGAACGGCACAGTATTAATGGCATTTTCACTTTGATTTTTTAGTATGTGTGCCGCCATACGATTGATATCTCCATAACGCACTGGTACTTGAATATAGCTTTCGTTGCCATGCCTATCCTTGCCAGTTTTTACGCTAAAACCTCCTAGGATACGCATAAATTGCAGTAAGTATTTTCTTATTTGTTCATCGTAAAAATATTGCATGGTTAATCTGCCTTGGGTTTAACTACTTGACTCAATGCCTGACGTTCAGGCATTTCTCGACCACCAATAACAGTTACATTATTATTATTGATAAATCCAGCAGCATTAAGAACTCGATCTCTTAGATCAACAGGCCCATTTTGCGTGTCAATTCTTTGCCACCGAGTTCCGCGATAAGCAAACATTGTCGGCGGCATATAATCTGTGCGTACAAAAAAGTCTCCTTGTTGAGGATTTAATGGAAAACTCAATCCTTCATTTAATTGTTCACCGTGATCATAAGTTGGATTTGCATCGCGTTGATAACTTTTGCTAGTATCTTGTAGGCCATTGGTGTTATCAGTATTATCTAATATGTTGGGTGCTAACTGTTCACCTCGGGCAATAATAGCATTACTAATTTCTAATTCTTTTTGGTAAGTGCTTAACGCATCTTTTAGTGTATCAGTGCCATAGTCGTTGGCCTTGTTTTGTAAAATGTCTCGATACTCTTGAGCATCTGTCATTGGACTGGCTTTGATACGCCAGATATGTGGATACCAGGTTTGACTAAAACCTTCTGCGGCTCGACTAGCATCTTGCACTACATAAAATTTATTAACAGCTGGCTTACTTTGATCCAACAGCAAATCGTCTCGAATGTGCGGCAGCTCAATCACGTCGCCAGCCATGAGCTTTCTCCCCATACGTTCGACAACTTCATTGGTATGAAAACTAATAAAAATAGTGTCAGCACTTAAAAACAAACCGAATTGAGTTAAGTCAAAGTCTTGATCACCTACGTTATAAACTCCGCGAAGTTCGTAGATATCAGGATCATAAATCCTATCACGATTTTCTAAGAACAATAAGTCCTGTATCTTAGTTTCATTGAGCACGTCGTCGGCTTTATAATTAGGTTTGGTTGGATCAGTACTGGCACCTTGATCAGCAGGCTGTAAATATTTGTGTACTAACACTCCGGTACCACCGACCATGAACTGCTCACGGATAAGTCTATCCATGAAATGATAGTCGTTAGTTTTTTCGGTTTTCCATAGGCTTAATCTTGGCATAATGTATTATTTACCTAAAGTTTTTAATTGGCTATACGGACAAATTTCAGGTTTAATTGACACAAATTGGGTTTAGCTTTATACTACATACATATTAAACAAAAAGGAAGTATCATGGGAAAAGTATTACATTTTAGACCTGTTTGCATCAACCTAGGCTGTAACAGTTATTGTGTCCCTATGCGTGGCAGGGTGGGAGATGAAGATGTTCGCTACAGAGTGTTCTGTGGCGTTTGCCATAAAAACAGTTATATGGACTACCCTTTGGCAGAAGGTGTCACTCGATTTAAAAAGAATCGTTGTTCTAACACCAAGAGCCGATTGGGTTTTCCTTGCGTGATAAATTGGGCTTTGGTAGAGTCCACCGGCTTTAAGCTCAGCACAGAAATAGATCACAAGAACGGCAATAATATTGACAATTGTACAGTGAATCTGCAAGAATTGTGTAGTGTCTGTCATAAGGAAAAAAGCAAACTAGCTGGAGACCACGACGGCTGGAGACACTACAAAGCTGGTTGACACAAATTGACGCTTATAGTATAATACTTTATACACACAAATCGGAGTCGGGTATGATGGAATATGATGTGGATGCAGATAACCCAAAAATTAAAAAGTTTTTGATCAGTTTGATGC